AATAAAACTAGTAATAACACAAGTATCTCCAGGAAAAACCACAATGTCAAATCTGTGATTAACAAGATTGACACAAAGGTACGCAATAGTCGGTTTCGCTCAAATGAAAGACAGCCTAAAAAGCCTGACTTCATAGCGTTCAACCGTTTATTACGTATCACTCTGCCCAACTTATTTCCAGAAATAGATGCCATAGACCATTTTCCTCACTTACAATACATAAACCACATACTGACCCATAAAGGCATCGAATACACGGTTCGTTATTTAAAAGCGAGTCAAGAGTCCATAGAACACCTAATCCTGGGTATTCATGGAGTTCTGGAACACGAGAAGGTAAGTATTGGGAAGGACACAGACGGGTGGCCCAAGTGGCTCGGCAATCGGCTTAAGAGCAATTGTTTGAAAAACAACCGGCCCTCAATTCGGTATGCGTTGACATTGTGCAGTGCACGCCGTCTACTGACTGTCCCTACTACTACAAACCTAAATTCCATAACTAGCAAACCAACTCAAGTTGTTGATGTTGATTTAACACCAATATTGACAAACTTGGGTGGGAATGATCAGGATCTCTTTGACTCTGTCAGAGAGCCTGTGATAGGAGAAACTGAAACCATAAAAAGTGAGACAATAACTACATATAAGGTGCCTAAGCACCAAATATCGTTAAAGTCTTCCCCTAACGGAATTAGTTACTTCGCATTCCCGTTTGACCGAGCAGCAATTGTCCATCACAAACTTAAGAAACGGTTATTAGCTTTCGCTAATATCTATTTCCAAGGTGACGTCGAAGGGCTGTTAACGGATCAATTATCTCCGTATGAAAAACTGGTAGATTCAAATCGCCAACTTCACGTGGGGAAAATATCCTTAACACATGAAACCGGGAAGTTAAAACCCCGTGTTTTTGCAATCGTTGATACGGTCACACAAAGTCTCTTAGGGGACTTACATTTTGATTTAATGCAGATCCTTCGGAGAATTCCGGAAGATTGTACCTTTGATCAAGATAAAGTCGTTAGGATCGCGAAACAGAAACATCAGGACGGAGTAGCCTTTTATGGCTTTGCCGATTTATCCAATGCTTCCGATCGAATCCCTAAAACTCTATACGAGACTATAGGTAACTTCATACGGCCTGGATTAGGAAGTGCGTGGGTTGCGTTATTTGATAGAGACTTCAACATCTCAAAATCCGTTGTTGAATCCTTCGACCCAAATACACGACGACCTTCGCATGTCCGGTACCAGTGTGGACAACCTATGGGAGCGCTATCTTCCTGGCCATTCATGGCGATTGTACATCATGTACTTGTTTGGTACTCATTTGGAAGCCGTAAGGC